CGGATGGCGGCTAATGAATGTATGTTTTCAAATCGACAGTTAGTGACGCGGACATCTGTTTCCTCATTGAACGCATTTACTTTTATTGAGGCAGATATATCAGGCTGTATGCTGTCGTAATTGAAAAAGTCCTCTACTGCCACAGCCCAAGGCTCATTGCCTGTTTTGTAGGTGCCACGACCGCCATCAACGACTATATTTTCAAGCTCAATAGTCATTTTTGTAGTACCAGAGCCAGCATCGCAGTTTATGCGACCGTCAATCCAGTTGTCGCTATTCGCTGTACCAGTGCCAGAACCAACACTTGTTGCAGTAAAGGTATCACCTACTGCCGCTGGATCAGTGCCGTCGCTATCGTCATACCCAATATCAGTCCAAACAGTAGTTCCTAAGGTTGCGATTTTGTACTTTCTGCCGACGATAAATGAACCAGCATCTACAAGCGAATTGTCATAAAAATATTTCTTTCGGAATCGGAACTTAAAATTCTTCAAGCGTAGAAATTGGCCTGTGACGTTTATGTCGTCAGTGATTAAATAGGTTTTATTTGCGCCGTCCAACACCAAACCTGAGCTAGAAACAGAACTGAACGCTGTTTGTAACGTGGCTGTGTCATCTGGCAAAACAGTACCAGTACCAGCACCATCGCTTACATTTTGTGCAGTAAATATTTCTCCGACAGCATTAGTAGTTGCGCCAACAAGTGTGAAGTCAGTCGTGCCTACTGTTTGTATTTCGTACACTCGACCACTAACGAGTGAGTCAGCGGTCTCCGTACTAGCGCTAACAGCACCGCTATCGACAGGAGAAATAATCTCATCAATCTTGTCGGTAATGTCGTCAGTGATTTCATCGCCAATAATAACGAATGACTCACCCGCAGTAGCGTTGATCGTACTTGTATCGCTATCAGGGTTTCTATCAGATACTGCGTCAGTGCCTGTGCCAGTAGGGAAACGACGCGCCCTTACCCAATAATATCTCTCGTCACCTGTGTCTATCGGATCTGCAGCGGTAGACGCATCATGGATAAACTGCGTGCTTAAAGTCTCGCCTATCTTCTGCGCGCTAGCCCACGCAGAACTACTAGAGGCAAAAACCTCTATTGCGATAATCGCACTCATGTTTGCTGGATTACTCCAGTTAAGCTCAATACTTTTGAGACTTGCTGTTGCAGTCAGATTTTGCGGATCAGGAACACCAAAGAAGCCTTGTTGTATACCGCCCGCAGGAGTAACCGTGGAATAGCCAGATACTGCTAAATCCGCATATGATGCAGAGTCGTCTTCCCGCAGCGTAAGGTTTACACCACCTGTACCTGACTCACTAAAAGACCACCCAACACAAACAAACGTCTTGTTTGTATAATTGAACTCAGAAAGTGTCACGTTCACACGATCACCGACTGAGATATTTACGCCCGCCAAGTTAGTCGGAAAAGTCAGTACCTTTTGTAGATCACTGAGCTGTATCAGCTTGTGAGCAATGCGCTGTGCCATATAACGGCTATTGGTCATGCTCAACTTTAACTCGCGTGTTAGCTCTTCATTATTGTCACGAGTTAGCGCACTAGTGATCTGTACCTTTGGGAACTCCATTTCTTTGTAATTCTTATCAGGGTCAACAAACGTACCCGTGATAGTGTTAAAGCGCTCATTACGCTCAAACGATGTTTTCAACTTAACAGGGCCAGTCATGTGATCTTCAGTCAGCGTCATGCCTGTGCCAACTGTCTCGAATGCGCCTGCTCGAATAACGTACTTACCGTTTGTGTAGGTAAGCATTCCATTCATTGAAGATAATATTTTGTTGATGTTTTGCTTATGTGTGCTCGTTCCGAAAACCACACCATTACACGTGTAACGCTTCTCTGATCCTCCAGGCACATCTACTGATGCGTCACAAATGTCAGCAGCATCTGCAGCTTTACTCAAATCAATACGATCCAAGTCAATATCCATGCCAAAGCGATCATCCGTAAGATAATCAACAAGACACCAGACTGGGTTTTCTGACCACTCCCATGTTGTTGAGTCATTAGACCGCTGAGTAGAAACACCTACATCAGCGTCGTAGTAAGTGCTAGTGCTGTCTTGCCGTGGGTCGTATACCTTCTTACCCTTTACAAGCGCCTTGATGTCATTGGGCATGAACTTGTCCCAAGTCTCTTGGCTGTCTTCAGTCAGCGTAAACTTGGTGACAATGTAGGTAAGGTTTGTGCCTATGTGTTGAGTTTCTTCTATGGTGTTAAACGCATTATCCAGAACATCATCTGCTGTGGTTTGGCTACCTGTCAGCTTTCGTATTACACAGATTGTCGTGCCATCTTTAGGGCCAAACGTGCCTGTCGTTACATTCCCAGACGAATCTATATCTGAGCTAGCAATACGCTCATCGTCAAAGTAGATATCTGAAACGGAATCGCTAGGATGCCCCGCTAAAACAATAGCGTGATACAAATCGCGATTACTTGTACCTGCGACTCCTACAAAGCTAATAGGCCCAGATACTAATGCCTCACCGTAAATTAGTTTTTGCGGCTCTACAGTGCCTCTTACAGTAGCTTGACGGCTACGATCACTGTCTATGTTGGGAATGCTGTATAGCTCTGAAATTAGCTTCTGAGCGGCTACTGCACCTGCCACAACAGTAGCAGCACCAAGAGCGAGAGCTTGACCCGCAGTGAGGCCCAAGCCGCCTACAGCTAAGCCAACACTCTTTAAGAAAGTGACTGTAGCGGCTATTGCTGATGGCATTCCCAGCTCCTTACAATGTAACTATCTGGAATCCTAGTGAGTCCGCGCTTAGTGACGACGGCCACTGACTCCCCCAATTTTACCCCCATCAGCAGTCCGATACGAGGTAAATCACACATGACGGGATGACCAACCGTGGGATAGTCAACAGGATCACCAAGAACCCTGTCGATGAGATTCATAAAACCATTGTGCGATTCTATAATCTCGTTTGCTTGTTCTTCTGTGCTATAGACAAGCTCATGGCTATAATCAATGCCATGTAGCTCTCGAATCATAAAAACAGTGAATGAGACGCAATCTTTCTCTCCATACTGGAAATGACCTTTTTCCCAGCGGTTTAGTGCAGAGAATACATCACTTGTGCGGGCCTTGATTGGGGAAATCTCTGTCATCTTCTGGAATCCCTTGCCGACCGATTCCGAGGTTTCCACTGTTCGTATCTTTCCATAGTATTTTCACACCTGAAATTTCATGCAAATACTCAAAGAACAAATCATTAGAATCAACACGCTGTTGTTCTGCGTGTGTATATTTAAGATTGCGCGAGCGATTGATCTTAGCCATCTCTGACTCACACGTAAGCTGTATGACGTCATCACCTTGCGATCCAGCCGTTAATGTCATGACATCCATAAAGCCAGACCAAATCTTATTGGGGTCTTCTATCAACGCCTCGTCTGCGTCTAATAAGCCGAGATAGATGTCTACATCACGCAGAAAGTAGTCTTCTGTGCCTGCTGTACCGATATCAGAGATTGTAGAGTCGATACCCGACAGCGTTAAAGTGATGTTATAAGGCGCAATGTCAGCACCTTCCTCAATGCTAGACACCGAGCCTAAGTCACCTACGCCTAGCCAGTCATTGCCACCCCAAGTAAACGTGCCAATACTGTCGTGTAGATACAAAGTGCTACTAGAAAAATCGAGCCTCGCAAACGTAACGGGACGTACAACGTCTGCTTTAAGTGCATTAACAACCGCTGTAGATAGACCCCGACTCATGCCAATACATCCTCGATAGCCTCAATCGTGATCGAGCTTATGTATTTAGACTCAGTATTCCATCGAGGTGTATTAGTCATAATAAACACACCAAACGGCGCAAATATACGGACTTCATCATCGTCGTTAGTCGGCTTCCGTATGGGCGGTGCAATGTTAACTGTCAGAGCGCCACTGCCATCAGAATCTGCATCCGCTGTAACCATGTGCAGCTCGTTGTTGAAGGAAAGGTAGTCGCCAGCTTTGAAGAAGTCAGTCACGCTAGCCGTCGCGCCATCTAAGTCGATAGACGAGCCAGTCTGACTAGCACCAGCTACAAGTACAGTCTGTGGGGACGTAGCCGCGCCGTTACGCACTCGACCGTAATCCTCCAATCTCATGCGATGAACTTGGCCATCCATTTTAGCGATAAACGCTTGCAGCTCTGCTCTATCGCTACCTGACAGGTTGCTAAACGTCATACGTGTTTTCCAGAATGAGCCTTTACGTGAGAGCGTCTGTGTTGCTCCGCTAGTCGGACTTTGGAATTGACGAGAGTTAGTCACTAGCTCGAACGTCTGAGACGTCGGAGTAATGCTAGGGAAGTTGTACGTTGCCATTACATGCGCCCTCTACGCATCATGTTATGTACCTGTTCAACCGTCTGTCGCGATGATTGTGTAACAGCAATCGCGATCTTCTCGTCAACATCCTGATTACCTGATGCGTCAATGTTGTTAATGATGGTAATACCTTGCCCTTGGCCCTTAGTGTGGTCAATGACTGTTTCATTGGGGTGCAGGATGGCTGGGAAACCGCCCTTACCGTCTATACCGCCCGCACGAGCGCCCATTCCTGTAAAGCCACCGCCCTCAAATGTTGATAAAGACATCGCACGAGCTGCTGAGAATGCAGTGCCCATACCAGCAACCGCTGGAGCAGAGTTACCACCTGCCGTGGCAAGTGACACTAAAGTAGCAGCAGGAGCTGCTTGAGCCGCAATCATGCTCATGGCACCAGCATTCATAGCCACAGAGCCTGCTAAACCTTTAGCCTCGATCTTTTTCCCAATAATCATTTGCTTAACGTGCTCGACGCCCATTTGCACAAGGCTCTTAATAAGCTCATCAACAATAGCGCGACCAAACTGCTGGATTGCCTCAGTACCGTTCTGAGCGCCAGTTATAAAAGCATGAGACGCATTAACGAAGCTATCCTCTACGTGCTTCAGACCGCCTACTATCTTTAGGTTTTCTTCTAGCAAGTGATTAGCATACTCAGTCTGTAATTGCTTACGATATTCAGTATGCTCTGCTTCAGTGATGGCCCTCTGCGCTAGAGCCACCTCAAGGGCATAAGCACGAGCCTGTAAGTCGCGGACAAAGGCATCTTTACCATCATCCATCATCTTCTGTATCGAGTCTCTGTGGTCTTGGTGTGCTTGACGTTCTTTCTCAAGCTCTTTTACGCCTGCCATATACTCATCTTCACGGAACTGTATGAGCGCAGCCGCTCGATCAGCGTTGATCTGAATGATTTCAGCAGAAGCAGCCGCCATAAGAGCAGGTTCTGCATTGGCTAAATTCTGTACTTTTTGCAGCTTGAGATCGTACTTCTGGTTGATTGCATCAATGCCTGTTAGTTCTTCTTGATGCACCGCCGCGATCTTTACACGCTGCGTCTCAAGTGTGGCTAACTCTTTCTGACGCGCATCATCCAGCTTGTTGAACTCTTGAAGACGCCTGTTCTGCATATCTGCTATTTGACGATCTTGCTCGCCTAATAGCGCATTTCGCATTGCCTCTTGTTCTGCTTCGCCCTTACCGAGCTTCTGCATTGCATCGAGTGTTTCGTCGATACGCTTCTTCATAACTGCGCGAATCTGGTCTTCGCCTTGCAGTGTTTTTATTGCGTTGCGATCAATGACAGCCTGTAGCTGTTGTCTACTACGCTTGTCTTTCTCTGGGTCATCACCTAGCGTACCTGCATCTAATTGCTCTTGCGCTCGTGCAAAGCTCTTAAGTGCGTTTTCTGATGTGATAATAGTCCCAGTTAGATTCAAGACATTTTGAGCCAATTCCCTAAACTTTTTATTGCCCTCACCCGATCTAATGATTTCGGATGCAAGTTCCGCAAAGTTATCTCGACTCCCATCTGTTTGATTTGCTAAATCTTCGACAGACATTGAGAACTTAGTGGCATTGAGTGCGCTTATTCCAAACACTTTACCAAGCTGATTCATATCATTGATAAGTACTTCTGTACCTGCCGCAGTGGATATGATTACGCTCTCATTGATTTGCAATTGTTCGTTCAGCATTTTTTGAGCATCGGCTAAATTTTGTGTTGCCTTTGCCATTTCTAATGCAATTCTAAGACGAGCCATTGACTCCGACGCTTCAGCAAGTTCTTTAATTTCGTCGTTTACGCCCTGCAAGCCTGTTAAAAGAGGGCCATTGAATAAGGTGGCTATAGATTGAGCAGACTCTTCTAGGGCCTTAAGACTATCTACGCCCTCTAACGTGCTTTTGAAATAGGTGACACCTGCAGCACCAACAGCAAGCAGAGCACCCATCATTGCACCGCCTGGGCCAAACAAAGATGCTATCTGCGAACCCTGCTGACCCAAAATAATGAATGCGTCTGTGCCCATCTGGGCTTGGATTGTAATATCCTGAAGTTGGTGACCGACCTGACCGAAGCCACCACGGATCATACGCAAGCTACCGTTAAGACGCTTGTTAGTGGCTATATCTTTTTCTTTAAGTTCGGTAAGACGTGCTATCCGAGTTGCTGCACGTATTTGTGCATCTGTAGCACCATTTTGCTTCAGGCGATAAATCTCAAGCTCTTGCTTGGTCATGCCTAGCGTCCGATGATATTCCTTCATCCGACGCATGGTGTCTTCTACTGCTTTTTTCTGCTTTTTTATCAGGCGTTCAGTGCTGTCAAACAGCTCATTAACGCCGTCGTCTTTTGCCTGTAGGTGGATTACGATTGGATCTGGATTGCTCACGCTCTTGCCTTTTCGCCCTTATACTGAAGAACGTCCACCAATGTTGGAACTCAGTGGGCGTCATTGCCAAAATCGTGCTAACTGTCTGACCAAGATGTTCCGCTAGCTCAAAGACCCTGTAAAGCTCAGTCGGGTTCCCTTGGTCGTCCGTTAGTTTTTTTCGCGATCCTCTTCAGTCTGGGTCTGGAACGCTAATACTTCATTTGCAACACGCTCCACGACTGCTGAGGACGCATGACGACGCAGCTTCACCTTGTCACCAATGTCGAATACGGGGTTGCCCTCGCTATCAACTACGCCAAAGATGATCGCATACACCATGTAGTCGTGGATGTCGTCTTGAGAACGGGCGTTTAACTTTGCCTTGTCCTCAATGGTCAGATTCTTGACGTAGAGAGTCGTTTCCCACTCGGGGACTTCGATCTCCCTAACGCCAAGATTACTGAAGTGCTGAACTACAGTATCAATTAGCTTGCTCATTAGACGGTGCCTTCAGCCAGTGCTCCACTACCCTGTGCAGAGAAGCTAGCCTCTACAAAACCGTCAAATGATGCCGACTTGCTCACCGAAGTGATAGTCGCTGTGCCTGACCACTCATAGTCACCTGAGTTGTTACCCGTAGGATACAGTTTCAGTGTGACTGACGCGCCTTCTGTTAGAGTCTGCTGACCGTTAGTGTCAGTAGGATCCCAGAACGCTGTAAATGATGCAGTCCATGACTTCTGAGTGGCAACGTGTGTCATCCACGCATCACCCATTACAGTGTCATCTGCGACTTCTGATGTAGTCTCTAAAGACCAATCTCTGATTTCAGCAACAGCGTTTGAACCGCTGTAAACTGCCCCGTCCTTACCAATGTTTGTAGCCATTTTTACGCCCTCACGAAAAAATAAATATGTCCGATTTTACTAACCTTCTGGGCTGCCCTCAACCGCTAGATAATGCACCTCACAAGTAAGGCGTCCTACCATGACGGGTTGATCGCCGTCAGCCGAGAAGTCAGTATCAAATGAAATGACTCGCGTATCTATCGCCAAGCCACCTCGTGTTAGATCCGTATACAACGCTTCCTCTATATCTGCGCTTATCTGATCTACCATTTCATCGTATGTCGAAGTCATTTTAACGTAGACTTCAATCCGTGCAGATAATCTTTTCTGCAAAGTTCTTGGTGGTCTCATGCTTGGGTACTGAGACGTTTCATTCACCGTATAAACACATATTCCAGGCAATACACTTGAGTGCATCGGGAATACGCGAGTGTCAAAACAGTTACTGCCTGTATTGGCTAGGCCAGTCAGAGTAGTAACAAGGTTCTGACGAATTCTTGTGCGGATATGACTCATTGTTTCTCCAGAGCCAGTTCAGTAATACCTGTGCCATCGGGCATGACGACCCGTATGGTGTAATCAGTATTCACCGCATCGACTGGCACGGTCACTGTGTCCCCTTCCGCTAGGGTAGACACCTCAGAAGTCACGCAAGTAAGACGCGGCTGATCGAGCGAGAAAGCGACGAATCCGCCAGCTTCCTCAAGCGCGTGTTGTGCATCATATATCGCAGTAAACGATACAGAGCCTCCGCCACTTGGCGAGCCAGTA